AAGCCGATCGGGGTGATGCCAGCCATCCTGCTCGTGCCGACCGCGCTCTCGGCGATCGGCTCGCAACTCTTCAAATCGATGGAGCTGCGGGACACGACCTCCAGCACGAAGTACCCAGTCTCCAACCCGCACCAGGGGAAGTTCCGGGTCGAGGTCAGCCGCTATCTCTCGAACGCGCAGTACACGGGCAACTCCTCGAAGGCCTGGTATCTGCTGGCCGAGCCGACCGACCTGCCGGTGATCGAGGTGGCGTTTCTCAACGGCCAGGAGTCCCCCACGATCGAAACGGCCGAGGCGGACTTCAACAAGCTCGGTGTGCAGATGCGCGGATACCACGACTTCGGTTGTGCGCTGCAGGACCCGCGTGGCGGTGTCAAAGCGAAGGGGGAGGCGTGATGGAGCTTGCACCTACATCTGCGACGCCGCAGTCCAACCACCACGGAATGTGGCGTGATATTCCCGGCTTCCCTGACTACCAGGCGAGCACGCTGGGGGATGTCCGCAGCCGCAAGTCCGGCGAATGGAAGCCGATTCGCGCGACGCGGCATTCCAAGACCGGATATCTGGCGGTCAGCCTTCGAGTGGGCGGCCGATATGTGACACGCAGCGTCCATCGGCTCGTTGCAACCACCTTCCTCGGTCCAGCCGACGGACGGGATGTCAATCACATCAACGGTGAGAAGCAGGACAACCGGCTCTGCAATCTCGAGTACCTGAGCCGCGGGGACAACCATCGACACGCCTACCGGACACGTCTTCGTGAAGCGGTGGGCAAGAAACTCAGTGACGAGGAGGTCCGCGCGATCGCAGCTCTGAAAGGCGTTCTCACGCAGCGACAGATTGCGCGTGAATTCGGAGTTTGCCGCGCGACTGTTGGTCTGATCCACAACCGACAGCGCCACCGATTGGTGCTGCAGAATTAGGAGAACAACAACATGGCTCAAGCAGTTTTTGTTCAAGAGGGAGACGCGATCGACTACACGCCCAGTTCGGATGTCGCGGCCGGTGATGTGGTCGTGCAGGGCGACCTGATCGGCATTGCCAAGCAAGCGATCAGCGCCAACACGCTGGGCGCGCTGGCTGTGGCCGGCGTGTTCGACGTGGCTAAGGCCTCCGGCGGAGGCGTCACGTTCTCGGCGGGCGACAAGGTGTACTGGGACAACACCAACAAACTGGCCGTGGCGACCGATGCTGGTGGTACCAACAAGCTGCTCGGCAAGGCGATCGCCGCCGCGGCTGATGCCGACTCCACCGTTCGCGTCCGTCTGAGCCAGTGAGGAGGGCCGCATGGCCGATCTGCTCGAATGGGCCTCGAACTGGCTGGAGGACAAGCGGACGGAACATGCCACGCGAACGGTCACGTACCAGCGCGGAGCGAACACCGTCGACGTGTCCGCCTCGATCGGCCGCACCATCTTCGAGGTTGATAATGGCTTCGGCATCGTGGAGCGGACCGAGTCGCGGGACTACCTCGTGTTATCCGCCGACCTCGTGCTGGCCGGATCGCCGACGCTCCCCGAACGGGGCGATCGCGTCCGCGAGACGCAGGGGACGACGACGTTCGTGTACGAAGTCATGGCCCCCGGCAAGGAGCCGCACTGGCGGTACAGCGACCCGTACCGCAAGACGCTGCGGATTCACACGAAGCATGTTGCAACTGAGGCGGCATAGCCGCTTGGTTCACGACGGGAGAGTCAATCTTCATTCGAACGCCGACTGGGAACTCAGACAACACCTAGCAGTGAGAAAACTTGATGGCCGTGATCACCGACATCGCGGACGCCGTCGCCGCGGAGATCAACGCCGGCTCGTTCAGCCTGCCGGTCGATGCAACGCGAGAGTACCTGCCGCACTTCGACCTGGAGGACATGCAGACGCTGCGCGTGACTGTCGTTCCGAAATCGGTGACGACGCAACCGGGCGATCGGAGCCGCAATCAGTACGACTACGCTGTTGATGTTGCCGTGCAGAAGAAACTCGACACGGCGGACAACGCGGAGATCGATGCCCTGATGACTCTGACAGAAGAGATCGGAGATCACTTGAGGTTCAGGCGCCTGTCTGGGTTTCCAGAGGCGATGTGGATCAAGACGGAGAACGAACCGATCTACTCCCAAGAGCACCTGCAGGAGATGCGGCAGTTCACGAGCGTGCTGACGTTGACGTTCCGGGTGATGAGGTGACGCAGTGATCGGAATGAGACTCAACCAGGCGAAGGGACTCTTCTTCGACCAGCCGGCGGTCATGAACGCCGTTGACCGGGCCGAGCGAAAAGTCCTCACCAAGTTCGGCGCCTTCGTCCGCCGGGGAGCGCGCTCCAGCATCCGCAAGCGGAAGGCGGTGTCGCAGCCCGGCTCGCCGCCGTCAAGTCACACAGGGTTTCTCAAGCAGAACATCTACTTCGTTTACGAACCCAACCGATCGAACGTCGTCATCGGACCGATCCTGCTGGGCAAGGGGACCGACGCTCCGGCCCTGCTGGAACACGGCGGCAAAGTCACGCGGCGCATCAGGAATCGACGCGTGAGGATGACTTACCGGCCGCGGCCCTACATGGGACCGGCGTTCGAACGTGAGAAGCCCAAACTGCCCGCGATGTGGCGCGACTCGGTTCGCTGATCACTGACTGGAGACCATGCCATGATCAAACTCGGAATGGAAGCGAAGCTGTACCGGAACACCGGGACGTATGCCGCGCCAACCTGGGTCGAGATGACCAACGTCAAGGACTTGACGCTCAACCTCGAGGCGAGCGAGGCCGACGTTACCACCCGCGGCAACGCCGGCTGGCGGGCGACGATCGCCGCGCTCAAGGACGGGTCGATTGAGTTCGAGATGGTGTGGGACACAGGCGACGATGACTTCACTGCGATCAAGGACGCCTTCTTCAACGGCACCACCATCGAATTCGCCGTGATGGACGGCAACGTGGCGACTAGTGGCTCGCAGGGGCTGCGGGCCACGATGTCGATCACGAACTTCAGCCGCAGCGAAGCGCTAGAGGAAGCCATCACCGTCAGCGTCACAGCCAAGCCCACCTATGCCGCCGACCCGCCCGAATGGATGACCGTGCCGTAAGGAGGCCGCTCGTGAAGACGTTCACCGACAACGCGGGCCGTACCTGGACGGTCCCCGTCAACGCCGATGGCATCAAGCGGGTCCGCTCGCTGCTCGGCGTCAACCTGCTCGACGTGCTTGACGACGGCTGCAAACTGCTGGCCGACCTGCACGACGACCCGGTGCTGCTGGTGGACGTGCTGTACTGCCTGTGCAAGCCGGAGGCGGACGCCAAGCAGGTCACGGATGAGGAATTCGGGCGGGCGATGTCAGGCGACGCCCTCGCACACGCGGCCGAGGCGATTTTGGAGGGCCTCAGCGATTTTTTCCCGAATGCCCGGCAGCGGGCGGCGATGAAGAACCTGCTCAAGAGGACGGAGACGGTCGTCGAGCGGCTGCTGGACCACGCGGAGACGACGATCGCCGGGCTGGACCCCGAATCGGTGGCGCAGAGTGCTATCGCCTCCTTTGGGAACTCGCCGGCGTCATCGGGATCGACCCCGGCCCCCTGACGCTGCGGGAGCTCGTCTGGATGGCCGAGGCCCGATCCCGCGAGCAGTGGAACCACACATCGGCCGTGCTGGCGCTCCTCGCCAACTGCCACCGCGACCCGAAGAAGACTAGGGCATTCAAGCCCGCCGATTTCCACCCGCACCTAAACCGGGAACAGCAGGCACCGTTGCCGAAGGCCGATATTGCACTACTCAAGACGATTTTCGTGGACCGGAGGACCTGATCTGACATGGCAACCGCGAGCGGCATTCGCGCAGGCCGAGCGTTCGTCGACCGGCACGGCCGGTTTGTATTAGACGCCGCAATCACGATTGGAAGCTGACATGGCCAGTTCGCAAGGCATTCGCGCAGGCCGGGCGTTCGTCGAGCTCTTCGCCGACGACTCGCAGCTCGTGCGCGGCCTCAACGCGGCGAAGAAGCGGCTGCAGGCGTTCGGCGCGTCGGTGCGGGCCATCGGCACGAAGGTTTTCTCTGCCGGCGCCTTGGTCGCCGGACCGTTGTCACTGGCGGTCAAGGCGGCGAGCGACATGGAAGAGACGCTGAACAAGTTCAACGTCGTGTTCGGCGACAATGCCGCCGCCATGAAGGAGTGGGGGGATGAGTTCGCCGGGCAGATCGGCCGTTCGAAGAAGCAGGTCGCCGACTTCCTGGCCGGCACGCAGGACCTGCTCGTCCCCATTGGCTTCGACGCCGCAAGTGCCGCGGAGATGAGCAAGCAACTTACCGGCCTTGCAATCGACCTGGCCTCGTTCAACAACATGGCGGACGCCGACGCGCTCCGCGACCTCCACGCGGCACTTACCGGTTCTGGCGAGGTGATGAAGAAGTACGGCGTGATCGTCAACGAGACGGCCGTCAAACAGGAGTTGCTCAACCGGGGGATGGACGCGAGGAACACGACCGAGCAGCAGAAGGTCCTGGCCCGCCTGGCCATCATTCTTCGCGGCACGACGGCCGCGCAGGGGGACGCCGTTCGCTCGGCCGGATCGTTCGCCAACCAGATGAAGGCGCTGCGAGCCAAGGTCGATGATGCGGCGGTCGAGATCGGCTCCGCGCTCTTGCCAGTCGTGACGCCGCTTCTCACGAAGATGGCCGACGGGGTGAAGATCGTCGGCGATTGGATCAAGCAGAATAGCGGCCTGGTGGTCAGCATCGCCAAGATTGCCGCCGTGGTCATGGGGGCCGGTTTGGCCTTCGTCGTCATCGGTACGGCGATCTCCGGGTTCGGGGCGACGCTGGGGGCCATGTCCGCAGTCATCGCCGGCGTGGGGACCGCCATCGGTTCTCTCGGCTCGATGCTGGCGGCCCTGCTGTCGCCGATCGGGCTGGTCATCGCGAGCGTTACGGCGCTGGCTGCCCACCTGTTGACCTCGACCGACGCCGGCGGCCAGGCGCTGTCCTGGCTGGGGGACCGGTTCAATTCGCTGAAAGGAACCGCGCTGTCCGCATGGAAGGGGATCGGCGACGCGCTCGCGGCTGGCGATTTGGGTTTGGCGGCGAAGATCCTCTGGCTGACGCTGAAGCTCGAATGGCAGAAGGGCGTCAACGCGCTCAATCAGGTCTGGGTCAAGGTGAAGGAATTCTTCCTCTCGACTTGGACTGAAGCGGTGTTCGGTGCGGCGAAGATCGCCACGAATGCCTGGGCCGGCTTGCAAACGGCATGGACTGAGACGGTCGATGTACTGCGCGATGCGTGGGTCTCATTCACCACGTTCATCGGCAAGAACTGGAACCGCGTCGTCGGCTTCCTGAAGACGGCCTGGCAGAAGCTCAAGTCGTTAGTCACCGGGGAGGACTCGTCCGACATCCAGCAGCAGATCGACGCCGAGACCGAGCGGATGAATCGCGAGCTGGATGAGAAGCGAGACCGCGACATCATCGAGCGCGAACAGCAGCGAAAGCAGCGGCTCTCGCAGATCGAGGGCGAGCGCACCGGCACGCTCAGCGAACTGGAGCGAATGCGCGCGGCCGAGCAGGCGGCCCGGCAACAGCAGCACGCGGCCGACCTGCAATCCTCCGAGGCTGCACTCGACCTGGCCCGCCGCGAATGGCAGCAGGCCATCGACGAAGCGGCCCGCCTGCGCCGCGAGTCCGAAGCCGAGGCTGGCCCGTCGCCAATCAAGAAGCCCGGCAACCTGGAGGACCTCCAGCGGCAGTTGGCGGCCGCTAGCAGCCAACTGAGCGACGTGGCGAAGGTGAGCGTCAGCGGCACGTTCAGCGCGGCCGCCGTGCGAGGCCTCGGAGGGGGGAGTGCCGCCGACCGCACGGCGCGGGCTACGGAAGAGACGGCGAAGAACACGAGACGAATCCTTCAGGAAGCCCAACACGGCGGGCTAGTCTTCAGTTGATTGATAGCCATGTCAGTTGTCGTTTACGAGAAATGGGACAGCCGCGAAACGACGATCAGCGAAGATTCGACCGTCGATTTGCGGTACATCATCCGTGGAACGGATGACGATGCCACGGCTAACGATGCCCTGTTGACGGCCGCGCCGGTATCCTACGGCGGACTCGTCCGGCAGAGCGCCCACATCGAGCGGATCGCCGAGGATGCCTGGGAAGGTTCCGTCCGCTATGGGCTCCTGGGGCCGCCGGAAACCGGTGATTCTTCGTTCTCGTTCGACACCGGCGGCGGGACACAGCACATCACGCAATCGCTGGCGACTGTCGGGGCGTATTCGGCCTCCGGGCCGCCGCCCAACTTCCACGGGGCTATCGGGGTTTCCCGCGACAGCGTCGAAGGCGTGGACATCACAGTCCCCGTCTACAACTTCACAGAGACGCACTACATCGACGCTGATTTGGTGACCGGAGCCTACAAGGCTGCGCTCTTCTACCTCACAGGGACGGTCAACAACGCCCCGTTCCGGGGTTTCGCTGCCGGAGAGGTGCTGTTCCTGGGCGCGTCGGGCTCGAAGCGTGGTCCGGAGGATTGGGAGATCACGTACCGCTTCGCTGCCAGTCCGAACGCAACCGGCCTAACCGTCGGCGACATCACCGGGATCAACAAGCGGGGTTGGGAATACCTCTGGGTCCGCTACGCGGACGCCGAGGATACGGCGGCCAAGGTGCTGGTGAAGCGCCCCGTCGCCGCCTATGTCGAGCAGGTTTACCCCTATGGCGATTTCTCCAGCCTGGGAATCGGGACCTGACGTGTGGGCGATGCATTCAAGAAAGTCCGGACCGGTGAGCCTCTGCGGATTCCCGCCGAGACGTTCAACGCATTCATTGACGCCGCGCGCGACTTCAAAGCGCGGCGGCAGTCGTCGGTGCGCGATCCAGCGGTCGAGTTCCACCAGACGGGGATCATCCCGGTCAAGAACGCCAGCGGCGGTGACCGGGAACGATTCGACGTGCTGGGGATCGATCGGCCGATTTTCACGCCGGCCGACAACCTGCAGAGTTTCCTGAACCAGGTCGCTGTGGTCGGCGTGACGCCCAGCGAGGATGAGCACGTCGGACGGTTCGTAGTCTTGCTGGAGCCGTTGCGCGAAGGAGCCATCGGTCGCGGCTGCATTTCGGGTGTCTGCCCGGTGCGGCTCAACGTCCTCGATGAAGAGCACGACTGGGCCGATGTCGAGGATGGCGAGAACGACAGCCTGAAGACCGACGACGCGGGAGGGGCGTTCATCCTGTGGAAGTCGCCGCCGGGATCGGGTTATGGCAGTTACGGATACGACTACGGATATGGCTACTACTACAGCAACTTGCGGTGGGCGCTGGTTCGCCTCAGCAACTTCAGCGACAGCGATCAGTGGGGGGTGGTATGAGTGAGGCTGCCGCCGTCCTGGCTGAAATCGTCCGTCGTGGCATCACGCTTGAGCCTCGTGGCGACATGCTGGCGTTCCGCCCGCGCCGCAAGGTGACTGGCGAGCTACACTCGCTGCTGGAGCGGCACAAGTCGGAGATCCTGCGGCTGCTGCGGGGCGAGCCGGAGACAACGAACGGTCAACCCGCCGCTCCCCAGGCAGCCGAACGGATGCCGGACGCGAACGTGTCGGTCGTGGTCGTTGATCCGGTGCCGGCCATGCTCGAATCGGTGCTGCTGTCCGTCCTCGGTCAACGCCTTCGCCCGCGCGAAGTCCTGGTCCTTGGAAAGGCCGAGCGGAAGCTGCGCAGATACGTCCGGCAGTTTGCGGGGCGCGGCGTGCGCGTGGCGAACTCGTTCCTGGATGCCACGGCCGAGTTCGTCCTGCTGCTCGACGGCCGCACGCTGCCGCTGGCGGACTGGATTCTCGGCGCACTGCCGTTGATGAACGACCCGCAGGTCGGCGTCGTCTACAGCGACCACGAGCTACTGACCGGCGCAGGGGGGCGGACGGCCTATCCCGATCGCGTCGGCGCTGATGATCTCGCCCGGTCGGGTCTCGTGGCACCGACCGTGCTTGTGCGCCGTGAAGCGCTCGTTGAAATTGGCGCGTCTCAAATCACGATTCCGCGGCTGCTGCAAAGGCTGGCCCGTACCGGCTGGCAACTCCGCAAGCAGGGGACGCCAGTGCTGTTCCGTGGCGCTGAGGATCAGGACTACTTCGACCGGCAGGACTTGGCTTCCGAAACCGTGACGCTGTTCATCCCGCTGGCCGGGCGGGAGCACCTGTGGCGCGAGACGCGGAGGTTCCTCGACAATCAGACCTGGCCGCACGAGCAAGTCCGCCTCGTCCTGTGCGACACGTCTCAGGACCCGCAGTTCGGGCGGCTCGTCCGGGACTGGATCGGCCGTTGCGACTATCCAGACGTGCGGCACATGAGGTACTCACCTGGGACGAAGGGACTGGCCGACCTGCCACGCGACCAGCAAGTCATCGCGGTCAACCAGGCGATGTGCCGCATCTACAACCGGCTGCGGGAGGCGATCACCACCGATTACGTGTGGGTGCTCGAAGACGACATCATCCCGCCAGACGACGTGCTCGAACAACTGCTGCGGGCTTTTGACGAGAACGTGGCCTCGGTCTGTGCTCCGTACCGTTCCCGGTTCGATGGCCGATACCTCGTCTGGTCTCGCGAACGCGCCGGCCCGCACGGCGGGTCTGTCGGCAACGGCGTCCATCAACTGGCCCCGCCGTTGCCCGATCGGCCGCAGGTCCAGGCGCGGCAGCGGGTTCGGCTGCCTGGTGCTGCGGGCCGAGGTCCTGCGCCAGCACATCTTCTGTCTGCCAGCGGGCCAGGTCTGCTTCGACGTCCGGTTCTTCCGCACGCTCGATCCCCGCTGGAGGCGGCGCGTCGATTGGTCGTGCGAATGCCGGCACCTGCACAACACGCCCCGGCCTCGGGGGCGGATCACGAAACGGAACCTCCTCTATCACATCACGCCGTTCGCCACGAATGATATCTGGCTTCGCAACGTCCGGCAG